ATGGCAAAGGCAGAAATCGATTTAAATGAGGATGGAGTCTACATCGTACAGGGCGGTAAAAAAACAAAACTAAGCCCAATCCAGTATGGACAGGACACGATTGTCTGGCAAAGAGGCAAGGTGCTTGATGTAGATAGGAGTGAACGTATCCGTTTGGAGGGGCAGGGGGTTATTTGAAAGAAGTGCAATAGGCGTTCATCCGAATGAGCGCCTATAGAATAAAGGTATTAATATATTATTTATTCAACACACTAAAAGCTTGCGCAAATTTTCGAGCAAAAGATAGAGGTGGCTCTACAGATTGGACATGGATATAGAGAATGGTTGGATTGGTGAAAATCCAGTGATTGTGTATAGCGCTAATAATTAATCCGTTTCTAACTAATGCGTGTGTAAACATCGGTAACTCTTCTTGAAGAACTACTACTTCTGCCAGATTCAGTGCGTTACCGTTCTCATCCATTGATTCAAATGTGATTCCAGCTGGAAGGGCACTTTTGCTAGGTCGTCCTTGTATAGTTACTTCAAGATTTTTACGCCCTATCTTTACTGAACAAACACCATTTTCAAATGTAGGTTTTCCATTTACAATTTTTGCGTATTGTTCACAGAAATTGCTTAAATTACTCATGGTAAATCATCTAACTTTTTTATAGATAACTCTAATACTTCATGAGTAATATCGTTCAATTTATCAATTAAAAAATCGATTTTTTTATCTAATTCTTCTAAATTTTGAATGCCACTTGATGTTTCAGTCCGTTGTTTAAAAAGTGCTGTAGACATGCTAAAAACAGCATCACTTAATTTATCGAATTGAGTGCTTAATAGGGTAAGTTTCTCACTAATTTTTTTATTTGAGTAATTTGTTTCAGTCAATTATAAACACCTCCACATTCAATATATGAAGTTGGGCAATAATTGAATCTTGTCCGAAAAATCAGTGATTTTGTTTAAGTTTCTTAATCAGTATTCAAGTTTTTATGGATCATATATAAGAAAGTCCTTACGGAAGAACCGACGGACATCAAACTTTAGAGTAGGTCAGAGTAACTTTAGACCTTCTTTAGAGCTTGGTGTCCTTTTTATATATACAGGGGGTCAATATGAGAAAGAATTGGAACATGCAATGGACGGTCAATGAGTATCGGAAAGATAGACGGACAGGGGCAATCAGTCCGGTTAAAGGCAGCAAGTATTTTGAGGAACTATCAAAACTAGGGGCGGGGTGGAGCAAATGAACTGGGCAGATGAACTGATTGTAGAATATAAAGTTGGTAAGAAGGCATTACGTGAGATGCATACTGAATTGGTCGATTCTCCTTCCTGTCAGCAAGATAGGTCGCAAATCAATAGTATGGTGGATAGCATGGATTTCTCAACTAAATGGATGCAGACAGGCAGAGAGCCTGGTACTCATCGAGGAGCGGGCATTCGTGGTATCTATCAGTTTGCAGACATGGATGTCCTACCAGACATCAACGAGCATCTAAGAGAAGAACGTGAGAAGCTTGCTATGAACGGTGATCAAAGAAGGTTGCTTCTCCAAGTGTTCAGATTGCTTTCTGATAGGGAGCGGCAGTGTTACATCATGTATGGAGCTGAGGGTATGAGTATGTCTGAAATCGGCCTGAAACTTGGTATATCAAAATGGACTGTTAGAACACATATTGATAGAGCGAGGGCAAAGGTAAACAATGTTATGTCGCACGATTGTCGCACGGGTACAGAAGGGTGAGGGAACAAATTTTCCTTTCAGTGCAAATAAACAAGCAAAAAACCTGTATACTTCCTCATGGCCCATCTTGCGATGGGTCTTTTGTTTTCTATAATAGTCAGAATTAGATTGATTTTGGCAATTAAGAGGCCGATAGATTTAAGAAGGGGGAGAATATTATGGGTGATACTAGATATTTTGAAGAGTTTTTAAAAACTCCAACTCATGAAGAATGGTATGAGATTTATGCTAGCAAAAGAGAAATTTTTGAGAATGTAGAGTTTCCCAAACCTGTAATGAAATACGACCTATTGGATTTTATACGCAATTCTAAAATTGAATTTGATTATATGGTAATGGAGTTCAATAACAGGAAAACAGATTTGGTAAACAACTATGTACTTTTGATGCATTATTACAATGCAGGCATACCTGATGAAAAGTGGTATGAGCAAGCAGGAGGAAAAATTCATTTTTTCCCTAACTTTGAAGAAGAACATCATGTCTATCATTATTGGTTTGGTTTCTTCATGGAAAGTTATTATCACAGATATTCTGGATTGATAGATAATTTATATCATTTGATAAACTTGAGCAAGGAGTACAAAATAAAATCTGTTTCGAATTTCAGAAAAAAAGTTTCAGAAAAATTAAAGGGAAATCAAGTTGAGTTATACGGATATTTAGAATCTGTTCGACGGGACCCACGTTTTAAAAGGATGAATGACTATCGTAATGATTTAACTCATAATTTCAGACCGCATCAGATTAACTCAGGTTTTGGGAAACCGAAAATCGTGGACGGCAAAAAGATTACTTCCTTCGGAGTGGGGTCCTATACTACCACAAGAGAATTCGTGAGTAACATTCATGAAAGTTTGGACCTGCTATCAGAAATGACCAACAAAATAAAAGAACAGCTCTTAACTTGAAAAGGTATATTGCATCTCGTAGCGAGGTGCTTTTTTAATGCGAAAATTTAATAAGCGACTAGCGTAAGGAGTGAAAGCCTATGATCATTAAGGAAATAAGCGTAAATGAAATAAATCCTGCACCTTATAATCCAAGAGTTGATTTACAACCAGGTGATGCGGAATATGAGAAATTAAAGCGATCCATTGAGGAATTCGGATATGTGGAACCACTTGTATGGAATGAGCAAACAGGAAACCTTGTAGGTGGTCATCAGAGATTCAAAGTCCTTATAAATGAGGGAGCCAAAGCAGTCAAAGTCTCTGTTGTTAATATGAACCTTGATAAAGAGAAGGCTTTAAACATTGCTCTAAATAAAATAGGTGGGGATTGGGACAACGAAAAACTATTTGAATTACTTCAAGAGCTTTCACAGAGCGAACTAGGAATTGAATTGACTGGTTTCGATTCTGATGAATTAGAAGATCTATTCGAGTCGCTTCCGAAAGAGGATTTTATTGATGACATTCAGGAAGATGATTTTGATGTTGAAGCTGCTATTGAAAAGATTACGGATCCTGAAACAAAGCGCGGTGACATTTGGAAGTTAGGCCGACACATTTTAGTTTGTGGTGATGCTACAAGAAAAGAAGATATAGAAAAGCTAATGGGCTCAGATAAAGCAGATCTAGTTATAACGGATCCTCCTTATAACGTTGCTGTAAAAAGCACAAGCGAAAAACTGAAAGCTGATGGCAGAGACAGTATTTTGAATGATGATATGGACGCTGCCATGTTCGACGAATTTCTGGAAAAGGTATTTGAAAACTATCATGAAATTATGAGTGATAAGGCTGCCATTTATGTCTTCCATCCATCATCGTTCCAAAGAGCCTTTGAAAATGAAATGAATCGTGCTGGCATTGAAGTACGTTCACAGTGTATATGGGTAAAAAATGCAGCTTCTTTTGGATGGTCACAATATCGCTTTAAGCATGAACCAGTATTCTACGCATTTAAAAAAGGGCATTCTCCTAACTGGTACGGTGATCGTAAACAAACAACGGTTTGGAAAGCTGCATTGGAAAGTTTGATGGAAGAACCTGAAACGATTTGGGAAGTGTCGAGAGGTGATGTATCTAAGTATGTGCATCCTACTCAGAAGCCTTTGGCGCTTATAGCTATTCCATTAAGTAATAGCAGTAAAAAAGCTGATGTTATAGTGGATTTCTTTGGAGGGAGCGGATCAACACTAATGACCTGTGAACAAGCGGAAAGAACGTGCAGGACAATGGAGTTGGATCCGGTCTTTTGTGATGTAATCAAACAAAGATTCTTTGAAAGCACAGGCATAAAGCCAGTGTTGCTAAACGAATAAAAAATAAAAGGAGAAAGGCGCTGAAACACCTCTCTCCCTAGAGCGCCGTATCACCGGCAGAGATAGTGGAAAGCTGTGGCCACAGTTGTCTATAAGCCACTATCTCGCTTTACATTATATGTGAAGGACCGGTGGTAGGCAATGGAAAATGAAAACAAATGTTCGGTAGATAACTTGCTACTCGAGCATGAAATAGACCTTGCTAATGGAATTATTGAGACCAAAGAGAAGTATAGGAAGGTCGTACAGGCTGGTATTGCCCACTGGATCAAGGACTTTCAACAGGGGCGTATTGAGATTAAGACCGTTGATGATTTGAAGAAGCTCATTGAAATAGACCTGCAGTTACAGAAAGATGAATACTGAAAACGAACTCAAACACAAGAGGTCGGAGGTGGGTGGTGATGTAGGTTGGCGAGACCGCGTGACCCGAGACGGGATGAAGCAAAGAAGATGTGGCTGGATAGCAAGAGGGAAATGAAACTCGTGGACATTGCCGAGCGATTGGAAGTCTCCTCAAGCACTATCCGAAAATGGAAGTCACAAGATAAATGGGATACTGATTCAAAAGAGAGCGCTCCTAATTCGAATAGGAGCGCTCCTAAACGTTCTGGGGCTCAAAAGGGTAATAGGAATGCCAAGGGTAACAAAGGCGGCGGAGCGCCCAAGGGCAATGCGAATGCCAAGGGTAATCGTGGCGGTTCACCCGCTCCCGGTAACAAGAACGCTGTAACTACTGGCGAATTTGAAACCATCATGTGGGACTATCTGGACGATGACGAGAAGGAATTGTTCGGGGTAATTGAGACTGATGCAGTTTACCAGTTGGATATGACAATCAAGGAATTGAGCTTGAGGCAGCGGCGCATGATGAAACGCATTCATGTTATTGAAAAGGGCTTAACCGAAAAAGAACGAACCGTTTTCCAACAATTGCGGAAGGTTAAAGAAGCTCATGAGGTACTCGATGATAAGTCGGGGGAATCAAGGAGCGTTCCAATAACCAAAGAGAAGCTGGTTACCGTTCAAGTTGAGGAAAAGGAATATAGAAAAATTGAGGATATCCTTAGCATTGAAGAAGCCTTAACGAGAGTAACAGATAAGCTACTCAAGGCTATCAGACAGAAGCATGATATTGAGAAGTCTTATGGAGAGCAGCCGCTAAAAGAAGAACTATTAAAAGCGAACATAGCTAAAGCTCAGGCAGAAACAAAGAGCGAGGAAACGAGCGGCGGTCGTGTTGTGATCGTTAATGATAAGGATGCTATGAGGAAGGCGATGCAAGATGCTGGCAACTAAAGAAGTGAACATCATGGATCTTATGAATCGCAACTTCTATTCCTTCTGGTTGAACGAGAAGCCGCACAGCATATTGAGCGGTGGCCGCTCCTCAATGAAATCATCTGTTATCAGTATGAAGCTTGTCATTGACTTTTTAGAGGACGAGGATGGCAACGTTGTTTGTCTGAGAAAGGTCGGCAAGTACCTATCTGGTTCTGTGTATGAACAAATCAAATGGGCCATCTATATGTTGGGTGTTCAAGATGAGTTCACATTCGGTAAGTCGCCGTTAGTAATCAAGCATAAGCGGACAGAAACAGGGTTCTACTTTCATGGTGTTGATGATCCGCTCAAACTGAAATCAATGAACATAGCTAAAGGCCATTACATGGCACTATGGTTTGAAGAGCTTGCTGAGTTTGCTGGTGTAGAAGATATTGACGTTGTGGAAGATACATTCATTCGTCAAGATCTTGGGGAGCGGCAGGTTCAGGTCTACTATTCCTATAATCCACCACGAAACCCTTATGCTTGGGTGAATGAATGGAAGGATAGCAAAGCAGGAGATCCTGATTACTTCTTGCACCATTCAACATATATGGATGATGAGAAAGGCTTCCTATCTAGGCAGATGATCCGCAAGATTGAGCAGTACAAAGAGAACGATCCTGATTATCATGATTGGATGTACAGCGGTAAGGTCATCGGGATGGGTGATAACGTCTATAACATGAATCACTTTCATCCATTGCAGGAGCTGCCAAGTGATGATCCTATCATTTTGATTGATACTGCTTCTGATACAGGGCATCAGCAATCAGCAACAACGCATGGGGCGTTTGCATTGACGGCAAAGCGGAATGTTATCCTATTGGATACGTATTACTATTCTCCTGCAGGAAAGGTAAATAAGAAGGCTCCTAGTGAGTTGTCTGATGACTATAAGGAATGGCTTGATTCAGTTCGGGAGAAGTACAGGAAGCCTATTGATGTAACATCTATTGATTCAGCTGAGGGAGCATTGCGTAATCAGTTGTTCAAAGACTATGGCATTCGGCTGCACCCAATTGCTAAGGGTAAAAAACTGGATATGATTGATTATGTTTACGACCTGTTAGCGCAAGGTCGTTTTTATTATTTAGACACTAAAAACAACAAAGTGTTCATAGAAGAACATCGTAAGTATCAGATGGATGCAGACTCGCTGAAGACATCCAATCCAAGGGTGATTGAAGTAGATGACCATACTTGCGATATGTTCCAGTATTACGTGATTGATAACCTTCGGAAGTTAGGGCTGAAATTCTAAGGTAGGTGATGCAATGTTTAAGCGTTTATTGAATGCACTGAAAGGAGGTTTGGCCAAGTTGGGATTGATTAAGTCTCTAGGAAAGCTATCAGATCATAAAAACATTGAACTCAATGAGGAAATGTTCCAGAAGATTGATATCTGGAAAGCTTTATATAAGGGCTATCACAGGGATTGGCATCACATCGAATATAAAACCATTGAGGGACCACAAACACGCCGAATGGATACGCTTATGATGGGCAAGACAATTGCTTCGGAAATGGCTTCATTGGTGTATAACGAGAAATGCGGTATCAGCATTGATAAAGACACTGTATCAGAGTTCATTGACGAAGTATTCAAGCTTAATAAGTTTGATAAGAAGTTCCAGGACTACCTTGAATACAGCTTTGCTCATGGTGGTATGGTAATCAAGCCGTATATCGACAATGACAAGATTATGCTTTCATTTGTTACTGCAGATTGCTTCATTCCTATCTCATGGAAGAATGATTCTATTTATGAGGCAGTGTTCCCGTTCGAATTTAAGAAGCGGGATAAGAAGTACACGCATCTCGAATGGCATCTATGGGAGAACGGTGTGTATGTCATTCGTAATGAAGTCTATGAGTCTCAGAACGGAACTGATCTGGGCGTGAAGGTATCGCTAGAAGAGTTCTTCCCTGACTTGGAGGAAGAGGCACGTATTACTGGATTGAAGCGTGCTATCTTCTGCTACTTCAAGCCGAATTCAGCAAACAACATTGATACCAATTCACCATTAGGTATCAGCATCTATGCTAATGCACTGGATACCATGAGAGCAATTGATACAGCTTTTGACAGCTTCAATCGGGAGTTCCGACTAGGGAAGAAGCGAATAATTGTTCCGGCTCATATGGTCAAAACAGTCCTTGATCCAAACAGCGGTAAGATGCACAGGTACTTTGATTCTTCTGATGAAACGTATGAAGCGTTCGGCGGAGAAATGGATAATGATGAAATTAAAGAAACGAACATCACACTTCGAGTGGATGAGCATGTCGCTGCTATCAATGCCCTATTGAACCTGTTTGCTATGCAGACGGGTTTTTCTAGTGGAACCTTTACATTTGATGGGCAAAGCATGAAAACAGCCACAGAGGTTGTTTCCGAGCAATCTAAGACATTCAAGAGTAAGCAGAGCCACGAAATCATCATTGAAGCGGCATTGCAAGAACTAATTGGATCCATTGTAGCCATGGGAGAAATGTATAAGCTGATAACCGCTCCTGATGATTATGAAGTGACTGTTACCTTTGATGATTCGATTGCTGAGGACAAAGGAGCCGAGATTACTCAGCAGATACAGCTTGTTTCATCTGGTATGCAATCTCGAAAACGAGCCATTATGAGGGTTCATGGTGTGACTGAGGATGATGCTCTTGAGATTCTTCAGGAGATTATTGAAGAGGAGCGGCAGCAGGCTCCTGATCTGGACAATCAAAGCTCTGTTCTTTTTGGTGATGGTGAGTGAGCAAGAAACCTAGAATCACCCCATACCAGCTTAATCTCTATTCAGAGCGGGTGACAGACATCTACCGTGCATTGGAAGAACAGGTATTCATGTTGCTGGTAAAGCGATTGAAAACGAACCCTATTCACGGAAAAGATAATGTGCTGGAATGGCAGATTGATAAGATGCAGCAACTGCGTATATTGAATGATGAGACAATTGCAGCGCTGTCCAAAGCTACTGGACTAGCAGAGAAGGAAATCCGCTCCGCTATCCGTGAAGCAGGATTCGATACAATCAAAAGTGTTGATGAGGAATTATCGGCTATAAAAGATCCGTTGCCAATACCCAGCCATATTGATCGAATACTTGAGACGTTTGTAAAGCAAACCTTCAAGGAGTTGGACAACTATGTCAATCAAACGCTGATTACTACCAACTATGGGGAAGGCACTGTTACTCGAATGTACCGAAAGATTGTAGAGGAAGTTACAGGTAAGGTTCTTGCTGGTACTATGACAACCAATAAGGCCATTGCTGAAACTGTTATTCGTTGGGCTGACAAGGGTATTGAGACAACCTTCATTGATCGTGGAGGGAACCGCTGGTACTTGGAGCGGTATGCTGATACGGTAATCCGCTCCACAGTCAATCGAACATACAATGAATTGAGAATATCTCGTATGGATGAGCATGGAGTTGACCTGGTACTGGTTAGTAGCCTGCCGGATCCAAGAGAAGCATGTAGCCATATCCAAGGGAAAGTTGCTTCAATTAAAAATCCGTCTAGCAATCCGCGGTTTCCATCCATTTATGAGTTTGGTTATGGAGAGCCTTGGGGTTTACGAGGAATCAACTGCCGTCATCTGTTCTACCCATTTATTGAGGGATTGAACACAAACAACCAGACGCAATTTAGTGAAGAAGATATGAAGCGGAATCGAGAGCTATCTCAGAAACAGCGATACTATGAGCGGCAAGTGAGGAAGGCTAAGAGGTCGCTTAAACTTGCTGAAGAAGTTGGGGATCCGGCAACCATTGCAAAGTATAAACAGCTAGTACGCAATCGACAGGCAGTTGTTAGGGAGTTTGTTGCAGAGCATGGATTAGCAAGAAGATATGACAAGGAGCGGGTGATTGTGTGATGGAAGAGCACATCAAAGAAATAGCCAAGGAATTAAAATTGATAAGACTCGAATTAGAACAAATGAATGGCGTACAGATCGCCGTGGATGGACCGAAAATGAATTTAAAAGCGCTAGGAAGAATGAACGTAGAAAATAAAATGAAACGCAATTCGGCAGTAAACTCTAGCTCCATGACCTGAGTAAGTCATTAAAAGGCTTTTTTATTATGCATTCATCGCAGCTATGCGTTAAATAGCGAATCCATCGCGGACAGACCGCGTAACCAAATGTAGGAGGATGAAAGATGAATAGAGAAGAACTGAAAACACTTGGCCTGACTGAGGAACAGATTGACAAGGTAATGGCTGCTCACGGAAAGGTGGTCAACGGTACTAAGGTAGAACTTGATACCGTCACATCGGAGCGGAATGATCTTAAAAATCAGCTTAAAGATCGCGACGGTCAGCTAGATGATTTGTCCAAACAGGTTAAAGACAACAAGGACCTATCAGATGAAATCGACCGTTTGAAAGAAGAAAACAAAACAGCTACACAAGATCTACAAGACAAGCTGGACAAACAGGCATTTGATTTTTCTCTTGATAAAGCATTGTCGGCTGCAAAGGTAAAAAACGCGAAGGCTGTTAAGGCATTGTTAGACGCTGACAAGATTAAGCTTGATGGTGAACAGTTGTTAGGGCTTGATGATCAATTGAAGACAATCAAAGAATCAGACGGCTATCTATTCGCTGATGAACAGCAAGAAGGAGGAAAGCCATCAATTATGACTGGTCAACATGGCAAGGGCGGTACTGAAGTTTCTACCGCTGACTTTGGAAAGATGTCATACAAAGAACGTATCAAATTAAAACAGGAAAACCCAGACCAGTACAATAGCTTGGCTGGGCAATAAATGGAGGTATCAAACATGAAAGAAAACAAACGTTTGAAGCTAAATATTCAGTTTTTCGCGGGCGCTACAACAACTAAACTAGCGAACATGGTGGATCCGCAGGTAATGGCGGATATGATTTCAGCAGCGTTACCGAATGCTATTCGTTTTGCCCCATTAGCAACAGTAGACCGCACATTGGTTGGTCAGCCTGGTTCTACCATTACTGTGCCAAAGTTCAAGTACATTGGCGATGCTACAGATGTGGCAGAAGCTGGGGCCATTGACCTTGCTTTGCTTGAAACAGCAACAGAAGAATTTACTATCAAGAAAGCTGGTAAAGGTGTAGAGCTGACTGATGAAGCAGTATTGAGCGGTTATGGAGATCCAGTCGGTGAAGCAGGGAATCAATTGCTCATGTCTATTGCTAATAAGGTAGATAATGACGTTTTAACAGCACTTGGAACTACAACTTTAACGTATGAGTCACCCAAGGCTAACGGCATTGATATTGATGCAGTAGATGCGGCACAGGGAATTTTTAACGATGAAGATACAACACCAATGGTTCTGATCGCTAACCCTAAAGACGTAGCCAAACTACGGAAATCTGCTGGGCAAGATTGGACAAGAGCAACTGAATTGGGTGACAACATCTTAGTGAGTGGAGCTTTTGGTGAGGTGCTAGGTGCGCAAATCATTCGTTCTCGTAAAGTAACAGAAGGCACTGCTTATCTTGTGAAACAGGGCGCGCTTGCAATCTACTTGAAACGGGACGTTGAGGTGGAGGATGACCGCGACATTATCCATAAAACAACGGTAATGACAGCAGATCAACATTACGGTGCTCATCTCTATGATGAATCCAAAGCGGTAAAAATCACTACTGCTTTGGCATAAGGAGGGATAACATGCTTATCAACCGTTATAAAGAGCAATTGAAAGCAAAGCAAAAGGAAACTGAAACTCAGGAGCAAGCAGTTGGTGCTTTAGAAGAGATGAATGTACCTGAACTGAAAGAACTTGCAAAAGAAAAAGGCATTGATGGATACAGCAATATGAAGAAGCAGGAACTGATTGAAGCCCTGGAAGCGGGTGAGTAAATGCCTTACCTAACACGTGTTGAGTATACGGATATGGGCTTCACAGTGCTTGAAATAACCGAATTTGACGGGCTTATTAGGAGGGCGAGTGATGTCATTGATAACGTCACTCGTCATTTCTATGTCACGAATAGTTTAGAGAAGGATGTATCTATTCGGAGGGAGCAATTCAAGAAGGCAGTCGCTGCTCAAGTAGAGTATTTTCATGAGACGGGCGCAACGTCCTCTTTTGGTATGAATGAGCCTTCTTCGGTCACGATTGGGCGTACTGCAATGTCCAGCGGAGGAAAGAATAGTACAGGGCAGGCAATGAAGCAGAGTACGCTTTCCAGTGATGCAGCGGACTATTTGAACAGTGTAGGGCTTCTTTATCGGGGATTGGGGTGATTTTATGAGAGTAAGACCACTACCGAAGTCATGGCTGATCCACACGGTCATTTATGAAGGTTACACAGGAAAGAAGGATTCATTGCAAAACCCTGCATATGAGTTACCAGTTGCGATTGAATTTGTTCGATATGACGATTCAACTATATTCATTAGAGATAACACTCAAACGAAAGTGCTTGCTGATGGTGTAGTCTATGTCGATGCAGTAAACAGTTCTCCGGTTCCTGCTTTCAAGGAGCGTTCCCGCATCACTTTCAATGGCAACTACATGTTCATCAAAAAGATTGTGCCATGCTACCATCCGAACCGAAATGAAATTCATCATTATGAATTGGAGGTGGTCTGATGGCGGTCGGGGTTAGTATAAGATCGTATCTTGGCGGGATTAGATCCCGTACAGAAGCAATGACAAGGCAAGGGCAATTTGCTTTGGCTAATCAGGTGCTTGCTGACAGTAACAACTACGCGCCGTTTCTATCAGGTGATTTGCGGACTCAATCAGCTGTTGCGCCTGATGGGAAATCTGTCATGTGGAATGTCCCTTATGCTAGGCGTCAGTATTACAATATTGGTGCCAAGTTCTCAACACCAGGTACTGGTCCTAAATGGGACCAAAAAGCAAAAGCAATTCATGGTGGTAACTGGGAAAGCATCGTAAAGGCGGCGATGAGATGAAGTTGGATTTTATGCTGCAACTTGACCGCAAGATTAACAGCCTTGGCTTATATGCAGAGTCTTCTATTGGATTGTTAGATGATGAGGATTCCTTATCCATCATGTCCATGCCAGGCGGCACAGAAGTTGAGTATATGGATGGCACAAGAGACAAGGACTATCAGGTGCAGGTCAATGCCAAGAGCAGGGATCAACTAAATTGTTTGGATGCCCTTACGACAATCTATCAAGTGTTGGAGAACTTAGCTGATTTACCAAGCAGTAACAGCAGCTATGAGTTCAATAAAATAGAAACAAAATCCCTACCGTCCTTAATTATGCAGGACGATCAGGGATTTTTTGTTTACGCGTTATCTATCAGTGCAAAAATAACAATTTACCAAGGAGTGGATTTGATTGGCTAGACAAAAGAACGCCTTAACAGAATACCTTGTAGCAGCACCAGTAGAAGGACCAGGAGAGCCGACATACAACAAGCTTGCCAAGTGGGTTTCAAGTGTGACGGATGATTCCGACGAAGAAACAGAAGACACTGGCTATTACGATGGTGATGGAACGCCAGAAACGGATATCATTTCCGTTAAGAAGAAATACTCGTTTGAAGGTCTATACGACGATGCAGATCCAGCCATGAAGTTCATTGCTGGTATGGAATTCGGTACAGGTGACGAGCGGAAGGTCATGTTCAAACAGGTTCGTTCAAATGGTGATACGTTGGAAGGTAGAGCAACGGTTTCCGACATCAAAGTAACTGGTGGGGAAGCTACTGAGTATGCGGCCTTTGAATGCTCAATCTCATGGGATACGAAACCCAAATTGACGCCTGCTTTGCCCTAATGCTCCCGAAGCTGTAACTTCTTCTAATGTGACAGCGACGACAGCTGACTTAACTTGGAATGAAGTTCTGTTCGACTTCGGGTCGATAACTGGTTACAACATTTACAGGGACGGAGTGAAAGTTGGAACATCAATTACTAACTCGTTCTCTGATACAGGGTTAACTGCTGAAACAACCTATGCTTATGAAGTGACAGCTGTTGCAGCTAATGCTCAAGAATCAGCTAAAAGTACACCGTCAACAACTGTAATAACACCGCTATAAAACAAAGGGAGGGGTGACCTTCCCTTTTACTTATATTTAAAGGAGCTGGACTGAATTGGCTATTAAAATTCAAACTCAACAAACAGGTATACCTATTGAAATTGGGGCTTTGACTTTCAATTTTGACACTACGGACGAAAGTATTTTCTCGTTCCAGCAAAAATACGAAAAAGTTATGGAAGAAATGAAAGCTTTGGACATGGACAAAAAAGATGATGCAAACTTGGATGATGTGAAAGAAGTGTTGCGCCGTGGCTATTCATTGTTTCTTGGGGAAGGAGCATTTGAGAAGGTTTATGAACAAACGCCTTCTGTATTTGCCTGCTTACAGTACTATAAGCAAATTGGTCAAGGTATTGAGGAAGAATTAAGCGCAATGACAAAGGTGACGCAACAAGAAAAAACAGATAAGTATTTGAATACCAAGCAAAAGCAAAATTTCAATAAGCAAAAACAGAATAACAGAAAGCGGTAACTGGCCATGTTTGATTTGGCCTATCCACTTGAAGATAGCGTCGAGATTAACGGTGTTTTCTATGAGTTGGATTTATCCTTCGATAACGTTTTACGGCTTATTGATATGCTTTCAGACAAAGAGCTTAATGATGTTATGCAGATAGAAACAGGCTTATTAATGCTTATTGGCGTTGAGCTTGATATTGAAATCGAGCAGAAAGAAGAGATTTTCTTTCAAGTCTTCCAGTCCGAGATTGGACAAGATGCAAATGAATCCGCTCCGGTTGATATTGAAGGGAACCCTATGCCAGAACAACACGAAGAGGAAGTTTATTCCTTAAAACAGGATGCAGCTTACATCTATGCATCTTTCATGAGTGACTACGGTATTGATTTGTTTGAACAACAGGGAAAAATGCATTGGAGAAAGTTTAAAGCTTTGCTGAGCGGTTTGACTGATGGGTCAAAGTTCCTTCGTGTAATTGAAATCAGAACGATGGAGTTGCCTACTGGTAAAGGATCCGGTGAACAGCGCAGTCAAATCCAGAAATTGAAAAAAGCTTATGCACTTAAAGATGATGAATAGGTCATCTTTTTTTGTTGTGGAAGGTGAGCTAAATGAATGAATTAAAAACTGTCAGGTGCAGCAATTGCAACAAGTTACTGGCCAAAGTCAAAGGTATTATTGAAATCAAATGCACCAGATGTAACACAATTAATAAAGCAGAAAAATAAGAGAGCCATTGAGCCCCTAATAGAGTTTTGAACTATTGGGGGGATGGAATAATGGCAGACGGTCGTGTGGTAATTGACGTCATCTTAAATGACGGTCAAGTTGTTAAAGGTGTAGCCAACCTTAACAACAGTATGAAAGGTATGGGTGGAACGGCTAGGAGCGCCGCTGCAAGTATTGCGAAAATCGCTACTGCAGTAGGAGCGGTCTATTTACTGAAAAAAGGCTTCGATATGGTGAAGAGCTCCATTGGCCAAGCCTTTGGACGTATTGACACAATGGAGCAATTTAAGCGAGTCATGACCACAATGACAGGCTCCAGCGAGAAGGCAAATGAAGTATTAGCAACCACGAATGATATTGTTACCGGTACTTCTTACGGTTTGGATGTTGGGGCGAAAGCCGTACAGAACTTTGTCACTTCCAACATGAAGGTAGACAAGGCGACTCAAACCGTAGCAGCGTGGGGAGATGCTGTTTCATTCTATGGGGACGGATCCAACGAGACGTTCAACAGCGTAACTACAGCCCTAGCTCAGATGACTGCTAAAGGTAAAGTTCAAATGGATACGATGAACAGTTTGACAGAAGCCGGTATTCCAGCCATGCAGATCTATGCTGATGCAACAGGACAATCTGTTGCAGATGTAGCGAAACAAATGGAAAAAGGCCAACTAGATGCTGGTGAATTCGTTGATGTCATGAACAAGGCTATAGCGGACGGCACAAAGAACTTTGCAGGAATCAAAGGAGCGGCTAAAGAAGCTGGGGCATCATGGGGCGGTACTTTTGCCAATATGAGAGCGGCAGTGGCCCGTGGTGTAACAAGCATCATCGAAAGCATTGATTTAATGCTAACATCAAATGGCTTGCCTGATATGAGGGCGCTGATTGCAAAATTCGGTAAGGCTTTTGAGACTGTGCTAAAAAGTATGGCAGCGTCTATCCCACAAGCGGTTGAGTTTATTCAAAAGCTCATTGATAAGTTTAAGAGTGTTAAAGAAGCACTTGAGCCCTGGATGCCACTCATCACAGCCACCGTTGCAGGAATTGCCGCTTTTGGTGCAACTATCGCTATTATGGCTGGTGTTGCAAAAGCCTTCATGCTAGTTCAAAAGGGGATTGCTGCCGTAAGATTTGCCTTCTTCGCTCTTCAATATGTATTGATGACAAATCCGTTTGCTTTAATTGTTGCAGCTGCTGTTTTTGCAGTGATACTCATAATTAAATATTGGGAGCCTATTAAGGCGTTCTTTATTAAATTGTGGGAGTACATTAAGGTAGCTGGGATTGCGGTATGGGAAGCTCTTAAAGTTGCATGGAGTGCTACAGTAGAATTCCTAAAAGCGTTATGGGAAGGAATAGTTTCGTTTTTTGTAGCAATATGGGAGGGCATTAAAGCAGGAGCATTATTCTTGTGGGATGCAGTTGTTACAGCTTGGAATGCCTATGTTGAGAGAGTTAAAGCACAATGGCAAGTGCTAACAGGTTTCTTTGCTTCAATATGGGAAGCGATTAAAGCAGGAGCTATGTTTGTTTGGGAAGCCATAGTTGCAGCATGGACGGCTTACTACAACGTTTTGGTAACCATTTGGACACCGATTATAGAATTCTTCTTAAATATATGGGAAGGGATTAAAGCGGGAGCGATTCAAGTCTGGGAAGTAGTAGTAGCAGCATGGACAGCGGCAGTGGCTATCGTTCAAGGGATATGGACACCATTAGCAGAGTTCTTTGCAAGTTTATGGACTAATATCACTACTACAGCTACAACCATATGGGGAGCAATCAGCGAATACCTGAGTACTTTGTGGTCTTCAATCCAAACAATAGCAAGTGCTGCTTGGGAGATCATAAAGAACGCGATTCTTGGTCCAATCCTCCTTTTAATTGAATTGGTTAAAGGGGATATGGAAGGTTTCAAAGCTCATTTGATGCAGATTTGGACTAATATTCAGTCTGCAGCTCAAACAATATGGAATGCAATGAAGGACGTTATCCAAGCTGCTGTGAGGGCTGTCGTTACAATTGCAAGAGCGTTGTGGGATGGGTTCAAATCTTATATTCAATCTTTATGGAATGCCATCAAAAGTATTGCCACAAACGTATGGAATGCAATTAAGACATTCCTCCAGACAGTTACAAAGGCTATTGTTGACCAGCTTAAAAAGAATTGGGAAACAGCTAAATCAAATGCACAAACAATATTTAATGCCATAAAGAGTTTAATAACAACCATTTGGAACGGGATTAAAACATTCTTTTCTACGGTTATAAAAGCTATAGTAAATCAAGTTAAATCCGATTGGAACGCATTGAAAGCTGGAACACAAGCAGTTTTTAATGCTATAAAGAGCTTTATAACAACTGTTTGGAATGGGATTAAAACGGCTGTCTCAAATGCAGCAAAAGCGATTGTAAACTTTGTAAAAAGTTCTTGGAACAGCTTGAGAAGTAATACAACCTCTTCAATGAATGGCATTAAGAGCACTATTAGCAGTATCTGGAACGGAATTAAAACCTTCTTCACTACAACTCTTTCAAACATAGTTTCTACAGTTAGGCAAAAATTTGCTGATATGATTAATGCAATTAAGGGTAAGATGAACGAGGTTAAAAGCAGTATAGAGAGCGGTTGGAAACAGGCTCAATCATTCCTTAAAGGTATTAATTTAGCGGCAATTGGTAGAGATATTATCCAAGGTTTGATTAACGGTATCAAATCAAAAATTGGCGATCTTAAGGCTGCGATTAAAGGTGCGGCAGATGCCATCACTGGTAAAATCAAAAGCATTTTGAATATCCATTCCCCTTCTCGTGTCATGATTGCCATTGGCCAGTTTATCGGCGACGGCCTAGTCATTGGTATGAGAAATACAATTCCCGCTAACAAGAAGACTATGGAACAGCTAGGGAATGTCCTGGTTAAGTCTGCGAATAACACGGCTAAGCAAGTTAAGGACGTTCAAAAAGAAGCAAATAAAAGCATTGCAAAAGAGAAAAAAGATTTAGCTACTAAATTATCTGAATTAGATAAGAAGACGGCGCAGTCCGCAAAGAAGGCTCAACAGAGCTTAGCTTCAACTAAAGCCTCTGCCCAACGGCAAGTTAAAAATGCTGGCAAGAAAACAAAAGGCAAAGCGCAAGCTAATGCGGACTACAAGATTCAGCAAGCTACCAAGAAAAATCAAAGCACGCTGAATAAGATTTATAGTGATGCTGAAGCCAAGAAAAAAAGCCTTATTAAAGCAAGCAACGAGAAAGTAGTCAAAATTACGAAGAAGTCTCAGAGCGACGTCTTGAAGATCCAAGGCAAGTCTCAGAAAGAGAAGCTTGATTCGGTCAAATTGTTTGTGGAAGATAAGCAGTCTTTAGATCAACTAACTTTGGAAGATGAAGTGGCTATCTGGGGTAAGACAGTGAAACAATTCAAGAAGGGTACAAAAGAAAGAGTTGAAGCCCAGAAGAATTACAATAAAGCTGTTGAGAACCTTGATACCGCTAGAATGGATAAAGAGAAAAGCTTTGTTGATGAACGCAAAAAGCTGAATCAACTGTCTTTATACGATGAATTAAAGTTGTACGAAGCATATTCTAAGAACTATAAAAAGGGAACTGACCAGAGACAATACTGGGATGAGCAAGCCCTTGATGCGAAGAAAAGAATAAGCGAAGCAATGATTTCCGTAAATGAAGATTATACAAAGAAGATGCAAGAAATAAATCAAAAGCTTATTGATGATGAGAAGAAGCTCAATGAAGAGTATCAAAAAGCTCTTGATGATCGCACGAAGTCTCTCTATTCATTTGCAGGAATATTTGATGAGATTAAGGAAAAGGAAGACGTGTCAGGTGATCAATTAATCAAAAACCTACAGGACCAAGTATCAACGTTTAAGGATTGGTCTGTTAGCATAGAAGAACTCGCTAAAAAAGGTATTGATGAAGGGTTACTTGAAGAATTAAGAGAAATGGGACCAAAGGCTGCAGCTGAAATCGCTGCTTTAAATGCCCTTTCAGATAAACAGTTAGGTGAATATGCAAGTCTTTGGAGAGAGAAGTCTAACTTAGCTAGAAGCCAGGCAATCAATGAACTTGGTGGAATGAGACAAGATACAGCAAAACAAATTGAAGAGTTAAGATTACAATCTAACATTCAGCTTGAGCAGTTAAAGAATGAATGGACTGCTAAGATAACAGAAATTAGATACGGAACAAAAAACGAATTCAACCCTATGACCTCAGATTTGAATCAGATTGGTAAGAACTCGATGAAAGGTATAATTGCTGGTCTTGAAAGCATGGAAGGTGCTCTTTTATCCAAGGCTCGTTCTATTGCTGATTCGGTTAAACAGGTTATGGCTAAGGCTCTAGACATTCATTCTCCATCCCGATGGATGAGAGATATGATTGGTAAGAACATGATTAAGGGCTGGGTAATTGGCATTGACAGCGGCAAAGACTCTTTGCTAAAGAAAGCAGAGCAAATGGCCGGTTGGATGAAACCAGATGTGCCAGTAGTAAACAGACTTCGAGGCGTGACAGCCCCTATCGGGAATGTCAGGCCTATTCGTGCTATATCTACTAGCGGTTCTGAACCTGTATCACATGACAACAGCAAGACGTTTGCTCCGCAGATTACGAATCATTTTACACCAGAAGAATCAACACCGAGTGAATCAGCAAGGAAGCAACAACAACTATTACGCCGTCTGGCTACAGAGTTCTAAGGGAGGGGTACCAATGATTAAAATTCACTTTACTAACTCAAGAGGGAGGACCATTGAGCTTTATGGTGCCCCTTACCGATTATCGCGGTTTGACGGTTTTGGAGACGTTGATGCAGGTATCCAGACACAGGTTGCTCCTTACCAAGACGGTGAAACGTTCTTAGATACGAAACTTGAAGCTCGACACATAGAGCTGGAATTGAAAATAAGTGGTAAGGACGAGCTGGACTTTTTGGAGAAACGCAGAATGCTGACGACAGTATTTAATCCGAAATTAGGTCTGGGACTTTTGAAATACACAGACAAGAGTGGGAGTAAGATAATCCATGCGGTGGCAGAATCTGTCCCAAACCTATTGAGCGGCAATGAAAATCATGGGCCAACTCATCAGAAAGCAATTGTATATCTAAAAGCACCCAATCCTTACTGGCGATCTCCGCAGATAACAGAAGACCCAGCATTTGAGCCGCGTTTTCATTTTCCATTTAGCGGTTCATTTATCATGGGTATACAAAGGGATAGAAGAATTATTGATAATACTGGTGATGCTCCGGCGCCGATACAAGTGGAGTTTTTCGGGCCCGCTTTGAATCCAAGAATTATTAATAACACAACAGGTGAATACATCAAAGTGAATCAGCAACTGCAAGAAGGCGAGCGCATGCTGATCGACACGACAGACGGACAAAAGTCTGTCTTTTTTGTTTCTGAGAACGGAGAGCGACGTAACGTATTCAACTGGATTGACCTTGGAAGCTCTTTCTTTAAGCTTCAAATAGGTGAAAACGACATAGAATATACAGCAGATTCAGATATACAAGGAAGAGAAGTAAACATCAGCTACCATACACTTTATGCAAGCTTATAAGGGAGTGAGACTTAATGGAAAATTACTTATTCTTTAACTCTGTTCTAAAAGATGGAGTGTATGACAGAGAATACAAAGAATCAGACTTTGCTAAGTACTTTGGTAATGTTCTATCTTCAGGATTATTACACACAGATGGCAATCCAAACTTAGTAGTTACTTCTGAGGTAGGAACAATGAACACTATCATATCTCCAGGAAGTGGAATGATAAAAGGCCATCTATATGAAAATACTACTCCATTAAAGCTAACTCATTCTATTCCAGAGCCGACAGTTGGTAGGATTGACAGAGTAGTCTTAAGATTGGATGTAAGGACACAAAGTAGGTTCATAAAGTTGTTTGTAAAAGAAGGTGTATCAAGTGCTATGCCGGTACCTCCTGATTTACAAAGAGACAATTATATTTATGAAATATCATTAGCAAAAGTGCCTATCAAAGCAAACACTGTTCAAATTACTGGTAGTGACATTGTTGATGAAAGGTTGGATCAAAGTTTATGTGGTTTGGTTCATTCATTAATATCTATTCCAACAGACCAGTTACAAAATTGGATTGCGACTAAGAAGCTAGAAATAAGCTCAAACATGGATGCAAAACTAGCTGAGTACATGCAGGCTATGGTTGTTGCAGAAGCAGCATTACAAGAAACAATAACAATGCATACTACAGGTGCTCAAACAGAGTTTGATAATTATAAAGTAGCATTGCAAACAAAGCTTACTCAATTTGAAAATGAGTTTAGAACTTGGCTTGATGGCTTAAAATCTCAGATGGGGACAAACGTTGCACTTAGCCTTCAAAACCAAGTAAACATTATTAATGGACAGATTGAAGCTCAAGGTGCAAAGGTAACTAAGCACATCATTGATGTAACTTCTCACGTGTTTTATGGAGTAGCTGAAGGAATAGATAGTAAGACAATTAACGTTGTAGATCTATTCGGATCTCTTATTGAAGGTGCTGCTATAGCATTCAAAAATAATATTGAGAATGTTGGTGCTGCTACTCTTAACATTAATGAATTAGGTGCAAAACCAATTGTTAAATCCAATGGATCTCCAGTAAATGCAGGGAATTTAAAAGCAGGTAGCATTTATACAGTTAGATATAGTGGAACTTCTTTTATCTTACAGGGTGAAGGGGGTGAATATGGAACGGCTTTAGCGGACCAGGTTCTTTCAGGGTACACCGTAGGAACTGATAATGGCCTTGTTCAAGGAACAATAGCTAACAAAGCAAATGCAAACATTAATTCTGACTTTACTTTAGATGTGCCAATACCAAAAGGATACTATGATGGGACAGGGAAGATCATGAGTGCTCCGTCAATTGCAGGAGACACAACAATCTGGTTTACCGAAGCAATCAATACTAGCCAGGGTAAAAACACTTGGGAGAAGATTAAGTCCGTTCAAGTAAAGAAAACAGGTATATACAGGGTTCATTTTAATTACAACTCTACCACTGCCGGTGGTAACAATTACACACAGCTATATGTTAACGGAGTTGCTAAAGGTGCATTAAGAAATCTACCACCTTCTTCATACGTAACATATAGAGAAGATATTTCTGTAAACAAAGATGACATAATACAGCTTTACATGAAAATGTTCTATGGGCCTTCTGGGTACACCAGTATGCTAAGCTTTGGTTTAGCTATAGGGTTCCCTACGCCAGTGCAAGCATAAGGAGTGTGAGATAAATTGATATATAAACATTCATTTAAAAACGATGCTGATAGAGACAGAATTTTAAATGAAAATCCAACATTGACACTTGTTGAAGAACAAATAACTTTTGAGGGAAATTTTATATTACTTTCAGATGACCCTAAGAATGATGTTACAAGAAACATTGTGATTCCAATTAGTGAGGAAGAGTTTAGCAGTATAAAACAAAGACAAGATGCTACAGATGCAGCAATACTACAACTTATGATGGAAGGAATGGTATAACATGCAACAACAATCTTTGGTGTACCCATTTGTATTAAATATGTGGATGATGAAGCGTATTGATGAGGTATTTGTAAATGGTCAAGTGAAGATGAACCGTTTATCTGCTGATGAAGCAGTCATGATCCTATCAACGCCACAGAATCAGCAAGTCCAGTAACGCGACTATATATCATAGTTAAAGCACCCATTGAGGTGTATTTTTTATGCTTAAAAAGAGGTGGAAAACATGTCTATGCCGTTGCGCATCATGACGAGAGGATTTGAATTAATCGATGAGATTGACGGTTACGAGTCGTTACAAATAACCCGTTCATGGTCAGGACTTGGCCGCATTGACTTACGAATTAATCGATATATGCAAGGAGCGGACAAGCTTCAACGTGGCCACATCATTTTCCCGCACAACCATTTGAATAAAGCGTACATCATTCGGCATAAAGAGATTGAACTGGACGAGAACGGGAAAGCCACAGAGAACTGGGTCATTATCGCATTGCCATTAAAATCTTGGATGGAGCAACGCATCACCTATCCACCAGCGCATACAGCATATGATAACAAGCAGGCTGACGCAGAAACAGTCATGCACCATTATGTGACGAATAATGTGATTAATCCGGTAGATCCAGCAAGGGTGTTGGCTGGCATTGTCATGGGGCAAAATCTTCTGCGCGGTGCTAATGTTAGTTGGCAATCACGCTTCAAAGTGCTTACAGAAGATATAGAGGGAATTTGTGAACAGTCAGGACTTGGGTGGAACATCATACCGAACATTCACCAGAAGAATTATATTTTCACTGCATTGGAGGGTAGGGACCTGTCTGCTAATCAATCAATCCTCCCACCGGTAATATTCTCACCACAATTCGATAGTCTTGGCCAGCTTTCTTACACCGAATCTGATCTTGATTATAAGAACTATGCAATAGTGGCTGGACAAGGCGAGGGGACAGATCGACGAGTTGTTCAGCTTGGTAGCACGTCGGGATTTGATAGATATGAGCTGTTTGTTGATGCTAGAGATGTAGAAGAGGAAAAAGAAGGCGCGGATGGCCAAGAACCAACACCTCGTCCTCCAGCTGAGATTGATGCAGATTTAACCAACCGAGGCAATCAAAAACTTGCTGAACATGAACAAGAGATATACATGGAAGGGCAGCCGCTTTCTAAATCGCCTTTCACTTATGAAAAGGATTATGATTTGGGTGATATCGTCACCTTGCAGAATAGGGATTGGGGCATCACATTAGATGCTCGTATTACTCAGGTGAAGGAAATATATGAAGACGGCGGTCGTAAGCTGGAACACATTTTTGGAAATGATAAACCCACACTGATTGATAAAATCAAGCGGGAAATGTCAGTGATGGGACCAGAAATCAAAAGATGAGATAACTATTTAGCTAAAACAACCTCGAACACACCCGGGTTATATCATCCATTCACCAATCTATGATAAAGAAGAGCTGAAAAGCTACTTTATTAAAAGAGAGGTGATTTGCTTGCTGCTAACTTATCTTGCAATGCTTATAATTTTGTACTCGGTTCTAAAAAGAATCAAAGGACTTGAAGGCTTATTGCTCTTTGTATTTCTTGTAATTTTCTTTGCAACATTGCCTGTTCAAGGTTATTAATCTTATCATGCCGTCCAATAGGGCGGCTTTTTTAATACAGAGAAATAATAGGGGGAATCAAATTGAAAAGGGAGTTGAAAAGATGGGCGGTGTCCATTTGGAACATTTAGAAGTGGCTAGATTGTATTTATTTGGGGAAGTGCGATTCTTGCACTTCCTTTTGCTTTTGATGGGATTAGACATTATCACAGGCCTATTCAAGGCATGGAAAAACAAAGAATTGTGGTCAAGAAATAGCCTGTTTGGATATGCTCGCAAGTTGCTAGTTCTCGTTGCAGTGATACTCGCAAATGTGATAGATCAAATTCTTAACCTAAATGGCGCAGTTACTTATGCAACCGTACTTTTCTATATAGGAAATGAAGGTCTTTCCATAGTTGAGAATTTAGCACAAGTAGGTGTTTTAGTACCCGCTAACATTGCGGAAAAACTAAAACATATTGATTCAACAGGAAAGTCCTTTGCTGAAGAAATAAAAGAAGAAATGACTACGATTGATAATGAGAAGGGAGCAAAATAACATGGGACAAATCACTGATATCTCACACCATCAGCCGTGCAACCTGATCAACTGGAAACAGTTTTCTAAGGATGTGGACCTTGCTATCATCAGGGTTCAATACGGCTCAAAGGTGATTGATCGCGAATATAAAAAACACGTTGCTAAATGTAAAGAATACGGTGTACCCTTTGGACACTATGCTTATGGCTGTTTCATAAGCGTTGCCGATGCGAGAATTGAAGCAAGAGACTTCTTGAATCGAATTGATAAAGAAGCTAAGTTCCTTATCCTAGATGTTGAGGATGACACTATTAAATCCTGTGGTACTAAAAACTTAGCTGCAGCAAGCCAAGCATTTATTGATGAATGTAAAAAGGCGGGCTACAAAGTTGGTTTCTATGTGAGCCATCAGTTTTATAAACAATACGACTTGAACAAGGTAGTAGCTGATTTCTTATGGTTGCCGCGCTATGGAACAGATAACGGCAAGCCACAAACTAAACCCGCATATCCCTGTGATTTGTGGCAGTATTCGCAGAAGTGCAAAGTGTCTTGGAATAACTATCCCGTTGATTTGAACTTGTTGAATGGTAGCAAGCCGTTGTCTTACTTCACCAGCGGTAGCATTGCTCAATCAGGCAAAGAGATAACCTTGACTGAATGGATGCAAGTTAAGGGCATGGATTCCAGTTATAAGAACCGCGAAAAGTTAGCTATTGAATATGGAATTAAAGAATATGAAGGAACGTCGAAGCAGAATTTGGAGCTGTTTGCAGCATTAAGAGAAGGAAAACCAAAGGAGGATGCCGATATGCAGAAGGAATTTAATGCTTTAAAGAAAGAGTTTGCTGAACTAAAGAAAGAAGTGGCCAAGAAGCAGGACAAACCTCTTGCTGGTGACATACCTGATCCAACTCATGCGAAGAATTGGGAAAAGGCAACTGCTGCAGGAGTCGTAAATGGCAAACGTCCTCATGAACCCATGACTAGGGAACAGTTCGCTACTATTTATGTAGAGACGCTAAATAAAAAGTAA